AAGAAAGCAAAAGATGTTCCTTCTGATATGAAAGCACATTCTGATTCAGAAGAACGAGTTATGGATGGCAAGTATAATCATGGCTTTGTGGCTCAAGAAGTAAAAGAATTAATAGACAATAACCCAGATATTAAAGAAGGCTTTGGTATGTGGAGTGAAGACGGTCTAGATGGAAGACAAAGAATTGGAGAGGGAGCATTAATACCAATGCTTGTAAAATCAATCCAAGAACTCTCGGCAGAAGTCGAGGAATTAAAAAAGAAAGCACATAATAAGTGTGAGGAGTAAAAAATGGCAGTGACGAAAACTTTAACGGGAGCAGTCCCTTATAACAAAGACAGCAAAGTCCAGCAATGGGATTTGTCGATGCAGTACGAGGAAGGGGCTGATGCTACTTATTACACCTCAACTTTTCATGTGTCAATTCCAGCTACTGATCCAGATGGTGCGGTAAACTTTACGCCAAAGGCGGAAGCATCGTGGACATTGGCGGAACTAACTGCACTTTTCCCAACAAGTTGGAACGATGTGTTTGACCAACAATACGACAGCGTAATTACCAATCCCCCTGATCTTCCAGTACCTGATCCCGACTACGTTATTCCGAGCTAGTCATGGCTAAAGCAAAAGAAAACGTGGTTTTTTTGGATGACAAGGAAATCAAGGTAGCTGACCTAACAGATGAGCAGAAATATTACCATTCACAGGTTGTTGATTTACGCAATCAGAAAGGGAGACTTACCTTTCAATTGGATCAGATAAATGCCTCACTGAAGGTTTTTGAAGATGCTTTCGTCAAATCAACCAAGGCAAAAGCGGAAGAAGTTTTAGCTACTGACAATGGCTAATAAAGACATAGAGGTAGAGATTCACCCAATGCCTGCGTTGTTTCTGATGGAAACACAGATGCCAGAGAAAATGGTCAAAGACCTTAACACTTATCTGGATGATTTGTTGAAACAGGATGATAGGGAATCCTTGGCAGGTACATTGGTAGGGCAAATCCATCGTGGAGAACAACTGAACATGGACCCAGAACATGAACTGTTACAGGAATACTGCCAATTTGTAACAGGTTTGGGGGCTTCTTATGTGAATACTGTGATGGAACAAACAGGACATGCCTTGGAAAAACCTAGGCAAGTTGGAATAGATGAAGTCTGGTCGGTACACAGTTTCGAGGGCGATTACAACCCGATCCACGATCATGGCACAAAAACCCTAATGGGCATATCGACCACAGCTTGGACAAAAGTGCCACAGCAGATATTGGACCAGCCCACAGCAGGATCACCGCAATACAGCAAGTACAATGATTCAGGAGCCTGTGACGGCTATTTGGCGTTCAGTTATGGGCGCAACCAGATCATGGATGTGGAGCGATTGCGACCCCCACAGAGTGCAGAAGTGCAACCGCAGGTGGGCAGACTGTTCGTGTTTCCAGCATGGTTACAGCACATGGTTTATCCTTTCTTCGGGAAAGGTGAACGCAGGACAGTGGCATCGAATCTTAACTGTTGGGAAGTGGAGCCAGCATGACTAAATTAACTATAGCTCAAGTAAACTCTAAAATAGAGAAACATGAAGCAGTCTGTGTGGAGCGATGGCGGGAAACGATTTATCGGATCAAGAGATTGGAATTTCTGATATTGACAACCCTGTTGTCCATTATCGTGGGCATGGCAAGTATTTTGTCAAAACAGGTTTTTTAAAATGAAAGTGTTGTGGGTTTTTATTCAAGTAATAGTGTGGATAATTGCTGTTTCTTCAATTATAGCTGCTCTTTCTCCTTTTACAAAAAACACAAAAGATGATGCTTTTGTTGCAAAAATTCAAAAGGTTTTAGATCTTTTGGCTTTAAACTTTAATTTTTTTAAAAAATAATGAAAAATGCCATACGCTCGTTATATATTCAAACCCGGAATCAATCGTGAAGGGACAGATTACAGCAACGAAGGCGGTTGGTTTAATGGAAACCTAGTAAGATTCCGTCAAGGCCGTCCTGAAAAAATAGGCGGTTGGGAAAAAGCTAGTAGCAATACATATCTAGGCACAGCTCGTGCTTTACATAGTTGGGTCGAATTATCTGGAACCCGTTATCTGGGATTAGGAACTACTTTAAAATACTATGTACAAGAAGGAGTTACCTTTAATGATATTACTCCGATTCGGGACACGAATACAGGTACTGCAACTTTTACCTGCACGAGCGGAAGTTCCACTGTTTCAGTAACTGATGCTTCACATGGGGCAGTTCAAAATGATTTCGTCACTTTTACCAGTGCTGCAACTTTAGGTTCCAGCAACATTACAGCTACTGTTCTTAATCAGGAATACCAGATTGCATCTATTACAAGTGCCAATGTTTATACTATAGTCGCTAAAGATACTGATGGGGATGAAGTAACAGCGGATGCAAGTGTTTCCGGTGGTGGTGGCGGTTCTACAGTTGCCGCTTATCAGATTAATGTAGGTCTGGATGTTTATGTAGAAGGTTCAGGTTGGGGAGCCAGTTCTTGGGGCACTGGAGGCTGGGGTTCGGTTGCAGCTTTGTCTGCTACTAATCAACTACGTTTATGGTCCCACGGCAATTTTGGAGAAGACCTAGTTATGAATCCACGGGGTGCAGGTATTTATTATTGGGACGAATCATCAGGTGTTACCGATAATAGAGCTGTCGCATTAAGTGCGTTGAGTGGTGCTAATTTAACTCCTACTAAAGCATTTCAGGTCATGGTTTCAGAAAAAGACAGACATGTTATTTGCTTGGGAGCAGATCCTTTGAATTCTGGAGAAACAGCGCGAACTGGTAGCATTGATCCAATGTTTGTTTGTTGGAGTGACCAAGAAAATGCGGCTGATTGGGAACCCAAATCAACTAATACTTCTGGTTCTTTAAAGCTTTCTTCTGGCTCAGAGATTATTGGGGGTCTTGGTTCAAGAGAAGAAACTTTAATTTGGACAGATAGTTCTATGTATAGTATGCAATTTGTCGGACCGCCTTATACTTTCGCAATTAATTTAGTAAATCAAGGAGTTGGTTTAATTGGGCCAAAAGCTGCAATTAATACCCCTAAAGGTGTGTTTTGGATGGACAGAAAAGGATTCTATACCTATGGAGGCAACGTACAACCTGTTCCATGTAGTGTGCATTTTTATGTTTTTGATAATCTAAATGAAAACCAGTCTTTTAAGGTTTTTGCCTTTTTAAACAAACAATTTAACGAGGTTGGTTGGTTTTACCCATCAACTTCTGGTACAGAAATAGACAGTTATGTGACATATAACTATGAAGAAAATGTATGGAGCATAGGAACATTAGCTCGTTTTGCATGGCTTGATGAAGGCATTGTTGCCTTTCCAAGAGCCACTGGAACAGCTGATTCAAGTAATTATGTTTATAAACATGAAACTGGAAACGATGACGATGGCTCTCCGATGGATGATGTTTTTATAGAGTCCAGTGATTTTGATATTGATGACGGAGAGTTTTTCTCTTTTATTCGTAGAATAATTCCAGATGTCAAATTTACTGGCGGAGGAGACGACCAAACAATTAATTTTGTTATGAAATCTCGTAACTTTCCGGGAGAAAGTTTAACTACAAACACGACACAAACAGTAACAAGTAGTACAAAAAAATTGAACATGCGGATGAGAGCAAGACAAGCCACTTTTCGTGTAGAATCGGATGATGATAATACTAGCGGAGCGCGTTTAGGCGTAGGCTGGCGACTTGGCGATACACGTATGGAAATCAGACCTGATGGTAAAAGATAATGGCAAAGCTATTAGAAACTAGATTACCTATAGCGAGCGGTCTTGTGTCTCCAGAAACATACAATCGCATGGTTAGAATTCTTGAGATTAATTTAAACCGTTTTGATCCTACAGCTACTCCAGAATATACAGAAACTGTTAAAGGTCAAAACCAGTTTAATGCTGGAGATATTATATGGAATACCACTAGAGGTACACTACAGGTGTATACTGGAGCAATCTGGAAAGATGTATCTACAAGAACAAGTGAAATTGGTTTAGAAGGAACAGGCTCCGTAGGAACCTTGACAGTAGCCACAAATGGAGCAACAAGTATTGAGTTGAAATAAAATGCCTATAAGAAAAGTAAATGGAGGATGGAGAATAGACAATGTAGCTGGTCTATCGCCAACTAGAAAAAAAGCGTTAAAACGTTTAAAAGCAATAAAAGCAAGGCAAAAGAAACGATGATGCAAGCATTAAAATTGATTGGCAAACTCGGCACAACTTTTCTTAAAGGAAAGATAGCACGAGGAGAAGCTAAAGCTGCAAACGCGGCTACTTGGGAACAAGAAGCCATGAAGAACAGTGCAACAAGCTGGAAAGACGAGTATATTTTACTCTTGTTTTCCATTCCATTAATTATGTGCTTTATTCCATCGGCTGTTCCTTATGTTAAAGAAGGCTTTTTGGTTTTAGACACAATGCCTGATTGGTATAAAGTAACTTTATCTGTAATTGTAGCCGCTTCTTTTGGAGTGCGCTCGGTTATTGGTTTTATGAATAAGACAAATAACAATGGCTAAAATAGGAGATCTAAGCGGACAAGCGACAAGTGCTCCATGGGTTGGAAGTAGCGGATTGCCTTCTACGGGAAAACAAATGGATCCCGTTATGAAGCAGTTTATGATGAACATGGTAAAAGCCCGAATTATGGGGGACCCTAAACTGAGAAATGTTTTACAGGGGGCGCTTTTTGCTAGGAATCCTAGTAAACAAACAGGATTAAATTTATTGAAATCTGGACTTATGTCTAGTCCTAATGCACGTAAATATCTTCCTCTTTTAGGTCTAATGGCTAATCCTTCGTCCGCTGGCGGTATGTTTAAAGGGCTTACACAAAGAGCTGGAATAGGAAAACTTTTTGAAAAATTTGGACCAGCTGCATCTTT